GTATTTTATCAATTTCTTCTTTACTTTTTGGTTTTAAAATATCATTTATATCCATTAAATATGATAATAAATTTGGTATGTAAATATATAAATAAAAATCATTAAATTAAATAAAATGATTCAAGATTTATATATAAAAAATCCAGAAGATCCAAATTACGTATATGGTGTATTATCTCATTCAGATCCTATTGAATCTATAATTACTAAAATTAAAATGATTTTAGGGACAACTCAGGGTGAAATATTAGGAGATTTAAATTTTGGGGTTGGTTTAGAAGACCTTATATTTGAAACAAGAATAAATAAAATAGAATTAGAAGAAAAGATAAAAGGCCAAATTTTTCAATATATAGAAGAATCCGCTCAATATAAAATTACGCCTTCAGTAACATTTGGAAAAGCAGATGGTTATGATTATGCAGTTGTAGATATTTTTATAAATGGTAAAAAAATAACGGGAATTTTAGTTAAATAATGGAAACAAAAATTGTATATGAATCTTTAGATGATATTTTAAAACCAAAAACTAAAGAACAATTACTTAAAGATATTAATAATATAGATGCTAATGATGCATTAATTAGTTCTATAGATTTAAATTTTTTAGAAGGAGTTATGTTAGCATTAGAAAATGGTGCAAATATAAATTTAATGTTTTTTCCAAATCAAACTCCATTAGATTTAGCATTAAGAAAAAAAAGATAAAAATATAATAGATTATTTAATAAATAAAGGTGCAATTACATATAAAGAATTTGTTACATATAAATTTAAAGAATAATTTATAATAAATTATTTATAAAAGAATAATAATAAAATGTCAATAGAAAAACAAACATTTGAATTTTTTCGTACCAATAGAATCCGCTTTTCGGAGTTATATCAGGATGCAATAAATTTTATTAGGGCAACATATGAAGACGTAGGACAATATTTTACATTAGCATCTCCGATGGGCCAACTTCTTCAAGTTACTCTTCATTTAGGGCGCATGATTCTTTATTATATAGAAGATTCAATTACTGAACTTAATATTTATACAGCTTCACGACCACAAAGTGTTAGAGGAATAGCAGCTATTACGGGTCATAATCCGTCAAGAGCTATGGCAGCTAGAGGAAGTTTACGGTTTACTTATAATGGTGAAAAAATAGATATTTATGGAAATACAATAACTATTCCTAATTATACACAAATAATTTCTACAACTAATGGATTAACTTATACAATTATATTACCTGGTGAAGAAGTTAGATTAGATTTAACAAGTATAACTAATTATGTAGATGTAAATATAGTTCAAGGTAAAATAGAATATCAACAAGCAACTGGGACGGGAGACCCTTTACAATCTTATAATTTTCAAAATAAAAAAGGTGCAGGCATTGATAATTTTTTTGTTAATATTTATGTTGATGGAAAAAAATGGGAGAAAAAAAATTCTATTTTAGATATGGTTTACCAAGAACAATCATGCTTTGTTAAAACAGGACAAACTGGTGGAATTGATGTTTTCTTTGGAAATACATTTAATGGAGCAATACCTAGATTAGGTGCAACAATATTAGTTGAATATCTTTTAACAGATGGAGAACCGGGAAATATAAGAACTGTAGCAGCTCAAGCTTTAACAAATTGGAAATTTCAAACAAAAGGATATGCTTTAAATGGTGAAGAAGTAGATTTAAATAAAATTATAAAAGTTAGTGTTAAAAATGATATTATATTTGGTACATTAGAAGAACCATTATATTTAACTAGGCTTCTAGCACCTCATATGTCTAGATCATTTACATTAGCTAATACGGATAATTATATTTATTTTATTCGTAAATTAAATATGTTTACTATAGTTGATGCTATACCTGGTTTTGCTACATTTGAAGATAAATATGCTCAAGATAAATATAATCAAGCTAAAACTAATTATGAAAATACAAGCGAAGAATATCGTAGATTAGTTTCAACTATTGGAGTTAACTCTAATCAATCTATATTAAAAAAACAACAATTGGATAGAACACAATCAGAACTTTATAAATGGAAAGGAATATTAGAAGAACAAAAAAAGGATGATAATACTATTTATTTATTTTTAGTGCCTGATGTTAATAAAAGAATCTCATCATCTCAAAATTATTATACATGTTCTTTAGATTCATTTCAATTAACAAATAGTGAAAAAACAGCTATTTTAGATTTAATTGAAGAAAGTGGGCAAAGAATAATTACAGTTGATAATGCAATCATGGATTTAAAATATCCAAAATTTGTGTTAAATTTAACACTTATAATTTATGAGGGGTTTGATTTTAATAATATAAGAGAAAATATTATATCTAAAACAAGCGAATATTTTTTAAAAAATACAAGAAGAGATAGAATACCAATATCAGATATTGTAAGAATTATTGAAAATATAGAGGGTGTTGATTCTGTTTCAGCCTGGTTTGATGCTGATAAAAATAATTTTACAATATATCTTAATAATTATGGTATTGATGATTATGGAGATATTGTATTAGAACGATTTATAACAGATGCTTTTAATAATAAAGTTCCAGTTAAAGATATTTATCCATTAATAAGAGGGGGATTTGAAAGTTATAATGGAGTTAATTATGAAGATTCTTTAGAGAAAAATAAATTATCAACATTAAATATTAATTTAAGAGGTGTAACTACAGTTGATTTTAATAGTAAAAATAATTTACAAATAATAAGTTTATTATAATGAGAGCTAAATTAGTCAATGAAAATATAGATAGTTTATTTAAGCCTAAATCTGAAGAAGATATAATAAAAGATTTGGCTAAATTGAATCAAAAAGATAAAGATCAAAAGTTAATTGTTGCTTCTATAGAAGGCAGATTAGATATAGTTAAGTTGTTAATAAAAGCTGGAGCAGATGTGAATGCTAAAAATTTTTATGGTTCTACAGCTTTAATAGGAGCTTCATCATATAATCATAAAGAGATAGTAAGTTTGTTAATAAAAGTTGGGTCAGATATAAATGCTAAAAGTAATATTGGAAATACAGCTTTAATAATTGCTGTTGGAAATGTTCATTTAATAATAGTAAAGTTGTTAATTGAAGCTGGAGCAGATGTGAATGCTAAAAATGATTTAAGAGAAACAGCTTTAATATGGGCTAATAAAACTAACAATAAAGAGATAGCAGATTTATTAAAAAAATATGGAGCTAAGGAATAAAGATGAGAGCTAAATTAGTTAATGAAAATATAGGTAATATATTAAAACCTAAATCTGATGAAGAATTAGAAATTGTTTTTGATAAATTAAGTTCAGAACAGCATAAATTTAATAAAGCTGTACAAATAGGATATCTGTCTAAAGTTAAAGAATTAATAAATAATGAAGATGTAGATCCTTATTATAATAATTATTATTTATTTACATTTTCATTAGAAAAAGAGTATGATGATATATTTAAAGTTTTATTAGATTATGAAAAAAAATATCAAAAAATGACTTTATATGATATAGATTTTTTAATTACTAGAGCACACTTTTTAAAAAGTTTTAATATTAAAAAAATACTACAAGAATATAAAAATTATAGACAATATGGCAGATAATAGAATACAAACTAATGTAATTAGAAGGCAAACTTATCAAATAAGATTGCCTTATTTATATCAAGCTAAACATCAAAATGACGAATTAAAAAATTTAGGCTATAATTATAGAGGTAAAATATTACAAAAAACAACATCTAGAGAATTATGGGGAAACCCATTACAAACAGCTATGATAGGACAAATAGAAGCATTATTAACATATATTATTGAACAAGTTAAAATGATTAAAAAAATGTTTTCTATAGCTTATGAAAAGGATTCAATTAATTTATCATAAAAGAAAAGATATAAATGAATATTCAAAATTGGAAAATATATGATAAGAGCGGGAGTAATTTAAATTTATATGTTGATTCATATTTAAATTTAATATTTAATACTGATGTAGGAAAAGATACTATTGGTTTTGCAATAACTGATCCAAGTGAATTTATAAGAGATACTTATATATCTAATAAAGGATGGGGATATGATATAAATACAACTATATCTTTAGATTATACATTTAGTATAAATGGATTGCCTATAAATGTAGATGCATCAATATTGTATGTTGATATTTCTATATTTAACCCTGAACCACAAAATTCTCAAGGAATAAATTCTGTTAATATTGATTTATCTACTAATTTTATATATCCTAGTATAACATCAGCTGGATCAATTTTTTTAACTCCAGTTTCACAAGGACTTATAGAAACAGAACACATAACAATATTCGAAGAAACATCTACAGGTGAAATTATAAGACCATGGGATGCATCTAATAGTACTTTAGTATTTAAGATGAATGGAAATGAAAATGAAATAAGTTTATTTACAATAGATGACAATACACAAGAAATAATATGGGTTGATGAAATAATTTTTGATGTTAGTTTATTTATTAAAAATTCAGCAATTCAAGTTGATATAGGGTTTAAATCAAACGAAGAAGGTGTTTATGAAAGAAGGCTTATAGCATGTCATAGAATAGGAGATAATGATTATCCTTTAATGGAAATTGTTGTTAATGCTCAATCTATAG